AGGGCGGAGAACTCCAGCCGATAAGTGTTGGACAAAAAGCCTCTTTCGATGCTTACATGAATGAGATAAAAGATGCAGGGGTAAGAATTACGGTCATCAACTACCTGCCTGATGTTCTCAAGTTACAGATGAAAATCTACCGAGACCCTTTGGTTTTGGATGAAAACGGACAAAGCATCATAACGGGTAAAAAACCCGTAGAAGATGCGATTAAGGAGTATTTGAAAAACCTGCCTTTTGATGGAGAGCTTGTTTTGGCTCACTTGGTGGATGCTCTTCAACAGGTAGAGGGCGTAAGAATTCCGCATATCATTTTGGCTGAAAGCAAATGGATAGATGCAGGAGTGAATGATTACGGCGGATATGAGACCATAGAAGTAAAGAAAATCCCTGTTTCGGGGTATTTCAAAATTGAAAACTTTAACAACATTGAATATGTGGTTTAATTTAGATATTCCAAAGCTCACGAGCTTACTTACTCCGACTTTCCTCCGTAGGGAAAAGCTTTCGGCATGGCTTCGGGCGCTTCATCATCCTTTGATAAAAATAACCGATGATTTCAATGTGAATAGGAATGCCAATCTCTACAATCTCGCCCACAATGGGCAGGTGTGCTACCTCCGTGCGGCACTCAACGATAAGTTTGACATCAGTCAAAGGCGGATAAAGATAACTGACGGGAACAGGTTTCAACGGCAGTATATCTATACCAGGGGAGAGCAAAAACCGAAGTTTTTGGGTAGAATTTATCTTTATGAAAGAGCTGATTATGGCGATACGGGAGTAGATTTTATCGTGCTGGTTCCGAGAGGATTGCAGTATAATGAATTTGAGATGAAATACTTAATAGATTTTTATAAACTGGCTTCAAAACGCTATAAAATACAAGAATATTAACATGAATATAGTAAGATACAAACAAACAGGAGGGTTTCCGCTGGATACCAATAATCTGGATTTTCTGCAAAGTTCTTTCCATATCCTTAACACGCTTGGGAATTTGGCTGGTGATATGGTAATTATCTCGGGGTGTGAAATCACAGGGAACACAGTAAGTAACGGAGTGGTCTATGTGAACAAAGAAGTATTGGAGTTCAGAGGCGGAAGTCTTTCGGCAAATGTCTTTATCAAAGAAGAGGCAGTATCAGGAACTTTTGAAGACGGTTCATTTAAACCTATTGAGATTACACGATATGTAACATTCGGAAGTTCCACTCCAGAGAAAACCTTTAAATGGGAAGATTTTAAGCGGGTGGATAATCTGATACAACAAGGAGTAAAGAATGCTGATTTTGAGAAAAGAATTAAAGCGCTGGAAAACAAGAAAAGCCCTGTGCCTATTGGCTTAATTGCTATCTGGGGGAAACCTGCAAGCGAGCCTATACCAGAGGGCTGGAAAGAGTGCACCGACCTTAGGGGAAGAATGCCGCTAGGCTGGAATCCAGATGATACTGATTTTAGCGAATTGCTTAAAAATGATGGAGAAAAGACTCATCAACTGACCATTGCAGAAATGCCTGCTCATAGTCATTCAGGAAAAACATTGACACCATCAGAAGCGGTCGGTATTCATTGGGATGGACACGATGGTATAGGATTTAGACCAGGAAGTGCCAACAATTCTCCTGGTGACACAGGACTTACAGGAGGCAATCAGCCTCACAACAATATGCCTCCTTACAGAATTATTAAGTTCATTGAGTTTGTAGGATTTGAATAATAAAAAAAACATTACTATGGCAAAAACAGCGATAAATATAATAAAAAAATGGTTTAAAACAGGTTCAAAGCCTACACAAGACCAATTTTGGAGTTGGCAGGATTCCTATTGGCACAAAGATGAGATAATACCGCAGGAAAACATTCAGAACCTTAGCACCACGCTCTCAAGTAAGGCAGATGCTGACCAATTAGCCAATAAAGCTAACGCAGATGCTACAGGACTGACTGATTTACAAGCTCAAGCGTGGGCTACATTATTAAAACCGCACCTACCAACTAGTAGCACATACACCAAAACTGAGATTAACCAAAAGTTAGGTAAAATAACTTTCAGAACTATCGTAGATGATAATGGAAGCACTTATGTGCCTCAGCCTATCTCATTTTTACCATTAGGTTCAGACCCTAATACTAATATAGGTAGTCCAAATGGAGAACTTGGTATGCTTAATTGGAACATGTATTGGGGTAACTACAATAAGGGTAATACAGGTAGATTTAACCTATTGTTTGGAGTTAATAACTCTACTTCTAATGATGGCTCAAATAACACTATTTTAGGTCACTATGCATTTAATTTGAGTAAGAAAGGTAACGATAATGTTATCATAGGTATGAATGCTGCATCTAAGTTACTAGCAGGTTACAGCTTAACCCTATTAGGAGCAGGAGCAGGAGGAAACCTCAGCAATGAAGATAGAACCTTAGAAGACCTTAAACAGATTTCGCCTGTTTTTGAAGAGTATATTACAGGTAGAATAGGGTTAGGGGAATCATTCGGATATGACAAGAAAACAGGTAGATTAAGTAGCTCTAACTCAGTATATGTAGGTTACAATGTAGGTAATGTGTTCAATGGAAATACAGCAGGAGCAACTACAACTATTGGGTCTATTTGGATTGGTGCTAATGCAGGAGGAGGTGTTCAGTATAGAGACTATAACAATGTCGTAGTAGGTAATTTCTTCTGGGCTCACGGACACCTCAGATTATATAACTCAGTTATATTAGGTAACCACATAGATTTGAAGTATAACCGAGATAATGTTTTAGCTATCCATAACTCAGCCACTAAGAGGTGTGAAGTTGCGAATGCCTTAATCTACGGAGAGTTTGACAACAGAAAGCTGGTAATCAATGGTAGCCTTACTTTGAATGTTAAATATGTTCAAGAAGAGGCTAATCTGGATACAGCTAAAGCGTTAGTCATCGGCACAGATGGTTTAATCAAGAGTGTGCCTATAAGCAGTATCAAGGGAAGTGGAACACCTACACCTGTTCCAAATGCTGTAAATAAGTTAGCAGGTAAAAAGATTTCTGTAATCGGAGATAGTATTTCTAATTTTGGGGATACTTCATCAGAATATAAGACAGCAACAGGATACAGCTTTGATGATATTTGGGTGGGTCAATTACTTTCTATGACAGGCGGTATTAAAGGCACTATTGATGCAAGGTCTGGCTCACTTGTTCAAGGGAATAATGACCCTCACGGCTTTGCTTTGAAGAGGTCAAGAGTAGTAGACCAAGAGAGTGATTACATTTTCATCTTGATGGGAGCTAATGACCAAAGATTAGAGCAACACCCAACTACACCAAGACCACTCGGCGAGATTAAACCTAAGGGAAGTTTAGGGTCTATAACAGACACTTCAAACCCTAACTTCAACACATTTACAGGTGCATATCAACTTGCATTAGAGGATATGTTAGGACACTACAAGAGGGCTAACATTGTCTTAATGACACCTTTGAAATCCTTTAATGCAGGTTCAACTGATGATATGAACAAGGGTTCAGATAGGTTTGCAGAGCGTGTGATAGAATTAGCTAAGTTCTATGGAGTTAGATGGATTGACACTAGAGAGGCTGGATTTAACAACTACAATCATGATTTATTCTATATTGATGGGTTACATCCTAACAAAGCAGGGCATAAAATATTGGCTCAGCTCGTAGTAGATAAGATATTAGAATTTGGAGTTGTAAACGGAAGTGGCGGAGGCACTAATGGATACAGCAAAGCAGAAGTAGATACTAAGCTGAATGACCTTACTATCGGAGTAGGAAACTTAGCGAGAAATTCAGCTGCACCTATATTCAGTCCTAACTCAGAGGGAACAGGTAACGCACAAGTTATATCTGATAGAACAGGCTATTTTGTTAGATACACACCAGCCTCTGGAAAGAGTGTCGGAGTTTATGGATTTAACATGAATGCTGAGGAGGGTATCCCAAATACAAATAAAGGAGGGTATACTATTTCAATGGATTTCAGACACGCTCATACAGAAAATGTTACTATCTGGGGTCAATCCATACCACCTAATACTTGGGTAAGAGTAAAAAGAGAAGGCTGGACAAACGAGACTGATTGGGTAGGATTTAACATACCTGTGCCTAATTTAGCAGTTGATGTTAGATATTATAAGATTGAGAGAGGAACTAAGGCAACGGATTGGACACCTCACATATCCGAGTTGAAATTAGGAGTTTCAGAGCATATGATAGACAACTTCTTCTATTGGTCTGATGCTCTAAGTATATCCAGAAAAGGAACAACAGGAGATGAGCTGAACACTGTTCTAATTAGAAAGATACCGAATATAGATAACATTATAGAAGTTCAAGAATTGACTATAATCTATAATAATGGGACATTCTTTAGAGCAAATAATCCAGATAGTCAGCTAATCACACATAACGGAGTTAAGCACTTCGCTATGCCAGAATTAGCACCTGTATTGACAAGTAAGGGGGGTATCAAAAAAGTATATATTAAAGCTTTATTGAAATAATACTTAAAAGACTTAAAATAAAAAATTATGATTATAGATTACTTAGAAGGAGATTATAAAACACTTATAACCACTTTGTTTGTGGTGTGTTTTACTTGGATTGTGGTTATTGTAGCAATGCTCATTGACCTTTATTTTGGAGTAAAAAAAGCCAAAGAATTAGGAGAAGCAACCAGTTCAGAGGGGTTCAGAAGAACCATCAACAAAGCAACCTATTATTTTGCTTTGATGGGCTTTGCTTTCCTGTTTGACATCTTTGATGTGATAACGCCCTATTTCTTTCCACATCCGCTCGGAAGTGTGCCATTTGTAAGTATTTTCGTGGCGTTAGGGCTTGTATTTACGGAAGCAAAATCAGTAAGAGAAAAAGCCGAAGACAAAGCCCGAAGACGAACTGATGAGAGTTTTAGAAAGATGCTGGAGCTTATGCAAAACAGAGAAGATGTAATGCGAGAAATCGCAGACCATCTCAAAAAAGAAAGACAGAAACAAGAGAATTAAAAATCCTTTGGAGGATAAGGATTAAAAAAATGTCCTCCGCTTTAAAAAGTAGTTCCCCAACTATAAATTTTAAACATGAGCACAAGGCTACGGAGGACAATAAGTCTTCTGTTGCCTTGTGCTTTTATATAGTTGGGGAATGCAAATATAGAAACTAATAACGACAAATAAAACTAATAACTATGAAAAACAAATATTATCAAATTTTAGAGAAAATCTTAAAAAAGGGCAAAGTTCAGAATAACAAGAAAGGGAATATTAAGTATCTCTTGGATGAACAGTTAAAACTCTACCCATCGGATTTGTTGGAGATTTTTGAGGGGCACACAATCGCTAGAAACAAACTAAAAACAGAGCTTCAACTTTTCCAGAACGGAGAAAGATTAACCGAAAAATACAGAGAAGCAGGTATCAGTTGGTGGGATTACTGCGGACCTATGCTGGTAAATTCTT